AACTAGAAATATCATTAAATCAAAAATAACTAAATAACTGATTACCAATGGAAACTAATTATAATATGATTATCTATTTCACTTATAAAGTTGATGGTTATAACTATTATTTTACAACTGATAAAAAGTTATTTAATTTTGACACAAAGAGATTTAGTAAGAAAGTTGTCAGAGGTTACTCAGTAGGATATAATCTAAACGCTAATTTTATAACGCTAAAAAACCTAAGACATTTATTAATCAAAGTAAAAAAGTTGTCTAAAAATCAGCACGTGAAATAAATATTGTATATTTGAAAATAAAACGCAAAAAAAGTGACAAATATCATTAATGAATACTTTTTTGATTATGAAGGAAGATAAAAGAAAAAACAACGGAGGTAATAAAAATGCAGGCAGAAAGCCAAAGGTCGAAGAGGACAAAGTGAATAGTTTATTTAGCAGGGCATTAAGGGAATTATATGAAGTTGAAAATGATGAAGAGGCAAAGATAAAATTTATTAAAGAGACTTTAATAGAATCCCAAAGAGGTCAATTGTTTGTTGCTGAACATATCTTTGGTAAAGCACCACAAGAAATTAAGCAAACTAATTACAACATCGATGAAAAGGATTTAAACGATGCCGAAATAAAGAGAATAAAGGAAAGTTTAAACAATGCTTACTAATGAAGATTTAGTTACTATTGCATTATGTGAAGATGACTTCTTATTCTTTGCACGTTACCTTTATAAAAAAAACCACAATCGAAATTTCACAATAGCCCCGCATTTTGAGAAAATAGCCGAATCACTTGTAAAAGTAATCACAGGTGAAACCAAAAGACTTATAATAAACATACCTCCTCGCTACGGTAAAACAGAACTTGCGGTAAAACTATTTATTGCCTACGGTTTGGCGATTAATCCACAGTCAAAATTTATACACTTATCATATTCCGATGATTTGGCACTAGATAACAGTAGCCAAACAAAAGAGTATATTGAATCAGAATCATACCAAAACCTTTGGCCAATGAGTTTAAAGAAGGATGCGCAAGGGAAAAAGAAATGGTTTAATGAATCAGGAGGCGGTGTTTATGCTACTGCAAGCGGTGGAGCTATAACAGGATTTGGAGCAGGTTTAACGGATAGTGAAATATTTTCAGGTGCAATTATTATTGACGACCCATTGAAGCCAGACGACGCATACAGCGAGGTCAAGCGGAACGCAATAAATCACAGATATAATAATACAATAAGATCGAGAGTAAACGACAGAAACACGCCAATAATAGTTATTATGCAAAGGTTACACGAAGATGATCTAAGCGGGTTTTTATTAAACGGTGGAAGTGGCGAAGAATGGGAGCATTTATGCCTTCCTGCACTCGATGAAGACAACAATCCTTTATGGCCAGACAAACATACATTTAAAGAATTGGAATTGATAAGGCAAGCGGATAGATATACATTTGCCGGGCAATATATGCAAACACCTTCACCAGATGAGGGAGGGGAATGGAAAAAAGATTGGTTTAAAAAAATAGACAAATCGGAAGTTCCTTTAAATACTTTGAATTGGGAGTTAATTATTGACGGTGCATACACTAAATTGACATCAAATGACCCTACAGGCTATCAAATTGGTGCGAAATATAAAAATGATTATATTATACTATCATCTGTAGATAAGTACTTAGAATTGCCTGAATTATTAAAAGACATTCCGAATTATATTGAATCACAGGAAGTTGAAATAGGGCTGATATTAATTGAACCGAAGGCATCAGGAAAATCGCTAAAGCAAATGATAAGCTCAACAACTGGATATAATGTTACAGAAATAAAAACCGATTTTGTAAATAATTCTAAAATTGAAAATGTAAGGGCTTGCTCTAATGCTATTGAAGGGGGTCGAGTTAAGTTAATTAAAGGAAGTTGGAATGATTCATTCTTAAAACAAGTTGGTACGTTTCCAAACGCAAAACACGATGAGCATATTGACTTGACTTGTTATGGAATTGAACGTCATTTGATAAAACAGAAAGTTGAACAGCCGCCAATGACGCCGTTATCAAGAGGAATATTCGGATAACTACAAATTAATAACATCATTATGATAACAGCAACAAATGAAGATAATATGGTAATGATGAAACGTTACCCAGATAACTACTTTGATTTGGCAATAGTTGATCCGCCTTATGGAATTGATATTCATAAAATGAATTTCACACAATCCACAAGTGGTGGGGTTGCAAAAAGAAATGATTATAGTTTTGTTGGTGATTGGGACAAAAACACACCTACAAAAGAATATTTTATAGAACTTTTTAGAGTATCAAAGAATCAAATTATTTAGGGCGGTAATTATTTTGATTTACCATTGACTAAAAGTTGGTTGATTTGGGATAAAAGAACTGAAGATAAATATTCAAATGATTTTGCAGATTGTGAAATGGCGTGGAATAGTTTTGATAAACCATCAAAAATATATAGATATTTATGGAGTGGAATGTTACAGGGAAATATGAAAAACAAAGAAAAAAGAATACACCCAACGCAAAAGCCTGTAAAACTTTATGAATATTGTTTAATAAAATATGCCGAGGTTGGATTTAAGATTTTAGATACTCATCGAGGTTCTGCGAGTTTAGATATAGCGTGTCATAATTTAGGGTTTGACCTTTGGACTTGTGATACGGATTTGGAATATTTTGAAAATGGTAACAAACGCCTCAAAGAGCATCAAAGCCAAATAAGAATGTTTGCGTAATGAGCGTAAAAACAAAAGCTAAATAGGAAAATTAAGTAAATAATTAAATATAAATAAATTTATTGTACATTTACATAAAACTTAAAAAATGGAAAGTAAAACGAGAATTACATTACTATTAATAAGGCAGTTAGTTTTTGGAATATCATATCTTTATGACACAATATATATTGGGCTTTTATGCTTTAATATTCAAATATATATTGGTAAAGGTAAAGTTGAATGCTTTAAATTTGAAAACTTATTTAACAAATAAATTATGACAGAAAAAGCAAAAGCAAAAGAATTAGTCGGTAGAATGTGGGGTGGTAAAATAAACTTTAATAATAAATTTAACGAACAAAATTACTGCGGTGCTGATGATGCAATAGATTGTGCTTTAATTTGTGTTACTGAAAGTATAGAGGAACTTAAGATTTGCGAAATATTTTACGAAAACAATAGCTATTATGGTTTAAGAATTAATTTTTTAAATAAAGTTAAAGAAGAAATAAACAAATTAAAATTATGAACATAACAGAAATTTTAACTTTAAAAACTTGGGATGAAAGGTTATCCGAGTTAAAGACAGCCGATAAAATACCAAAGACCCCTGTAGAAAACAGAAAGTACTACAACGGTGAACACGAAATTACAACCGATCCAGACAGGCAAGATTTTAGCGTTCCAATTTATGAAATAGGGCCCGACGGCAAATACGTTCCAAATCAGCAAACAGGCAAGCCGACAGAAACAGGAACGAAAACTATTAAGCGAACAAGAATGGTTTTAAACTATCCGCTTCAAATAGTTGAAACAGCCGTTGCTATGGTAGTTGGTAAAAATGTAGACTTGATATTAACCAATTCAGAGCGAACTCCATTAATCGAAGAATCATTTAAAATCTTTAAGCAACAATGGAATAAGGAAAAACTAGACACTTTCAATAAGGAAATGTTTAGAACTTTATTAATAGAAACAAAGTGCGCAGAATTTATGTTCTTTGAGGAAGGCGATTCTGAAAAGGATATTAAAATAATGCTATTCTCAAAAGATAACGGTGATGATATTTGGATCCACTACGACGACAACAGGCGTGCTGATGCTTTAACGAGAATATTTACAAAAAGAGCTATTGTTGACGGTAAAGCCGATGATGTTGAAGTAACGCAAGTATTTACGGCTGATAAACTTTATGAGAAATTAGGGAAAGCGGAATTTATAGAAACAAAAAATCCTTATGGCAAAAACACTTGGGTTTATTATGAACAAGATACACCTGAATTTGGAACTGTACGACCAACGATTAAAAAGCAAGAGTATGTACATTCTCAACACTCGGACGTAAATGTACGCATAGGCAACCCCCCAGTCGTTATTGAAGGCAATGTAGGAAGTATGCCGGACTATGATTCAGACGTTAAAATTATAAATACACAACCGCAAGTAGATCAAGAGGGAAAAACAACCCCTTCAAAAGTATATTTATTAGATACCAAAGCAGCCCCGGAAAGCGTTAAGTTAGAAATGGAGCGAAACGATGCGTATATATATAAATTTACTTGGCCTGACTTGTCTTGGTTATTAACAGGCGCAAAAACTGGGAATCTTTCTGGCACGGCAATGGAATTAATGTTTACAGGTGCAGAGGCGAAAATAGTAACTAAATTAGAAGTTTTAGAAGATTTAAGCAGACGTGTTTCAGTAATGAAGGCGATGTTACAATCGGCTAAAGGCAAGGCATTTGACCAATTAGAAATTGAGGTTAAATTTAATTCTATTTTACCAAAAGACTTAGTGGAGTTGACAACTATGTTATCTACAGCGGTAAACAGCCAAATGACAAGTAAACAAAATGCTCAGAGGCACTTAAATTATAATGAAAATCCTAAAGCGATTAACGATGAGATTATCGCTGAACAAACAATTGTAGAACCTTAATAAATTAAATAAACAATTATGAAAACACAAAAAAACAAATCAGAAATTACAAAAGATTCAGAAGTCGAAAACAAAAAAGATTACGAATTTAAAATAGTTGAAAATGGTAACTGTTTTGAGCTGCATAAAGTAACAAATGGAGTTATTAAAAAGCTATTCATTCAGGCGAATACCAACGCCAAAGATTTTAAAGCGGATTGTAGGAAGTATCAAAAGTAAAATTATGGAAGCAACAAACACATTAGCGAACACAATTGTACACGGTACGCTAAACGGAACAACAGCTTATGTTAATACTTGGCATCCATCTCAAAGAGTAAGTGTAAAAGAGTGTGCGGAAAGCGTTGAAATGATTTACAAAGAAACATAAATGTTTACTAATTTAGGTCTTTCCACACATATACCACCACAAGAAAGGGTTTTTAAAATCGTTTACAGTTGCGTAAATGGTAAATGGAATAAATCAGATAGGATTTACGGCAATATTATTTCTGCACAAGACGAGGGCTATGAATTTTAAGATTAAATAAATGGATGAAAAAATAAAAGTAATTTCAGACTATAAATATTTCATTAAAAAGAATGAGATAAAATTGCCTGAAGATTTAAAAGAAAAAAGGAAAATCTTTATTGACTACTTTATTAATAAAAAATCTAGCTCAAATATTACTCAAAGTATTGATGAATTAGCGAGCAATTACCTTTATATAACATCTAAAACCATTGAAGAAATATTGTTTTACCAATGAAAAGAGACCCAGAAGCCGTACTAAAAAGACGTAAATTTATAAAAGAATATTTCAAAAGGCGTAAATTAGAAACGCCCAAAATATCATTAAAAGAAATTAGCGTTGAACTAAGTGATTGGTATGTGTTTATTTCACCTAAAACAATTATAAAAGAATATCATTTAAAATGCGATTAATTAAATAATATTTATTAAGTTTGTGATTGATTATTCGGACTAATCACTAAAAATAAAAGTTTACATTATAAACCCTTATTTGATGACAGTCCGAATGTCAGAGAATAGGGGTTTTATGTTTTAGGGTAATAAAAGAACAGCTCGCATAAAACTTACAAATGGCATAGAACGGGGATTGCACAAATGCCACATTATCTAACCGAAACCAAAGGATAGTGCAAACGCTACAAAGAAGTGTAAAGTTTGGGAGAGTATTTAACTTGTGAAAATACTTGCTTTATATACGCTCGATAACTCAATGGAAGCAAATATAAAGTATTAGGTAGTCTTAGGGCAACCTATGCTTTGAAACAACTCATAATCTAATAAAAGCAAGTATAATTAATATAAACAATTAAAACTCAAAATTAAAATATAACGATATGAAAGAGCAAATTAAGATTGAAGTAATGAAGCAAAGCGAACAGCTAAAGGACAGGAATGATAGATTATCAGAATTAGGAACAGACCTTATAAGAGAGGTTGAAAAGAAACTTCCCTACATACAGTTACCAAATGATGAGGATTTATATATGGCTCTTCATAGATTAAAGCAAGAGATAAAATTCATCCTTTAATTGTTCGTAACTATATTTGTATAACCTTCTGTTTTTTTTAAAGGTATGGCTGATTGAGTAGCAAGATTGAATTATAAATTTAAAAACAAATTATGATACTTACAAAAGAAACAAAACTTGAAGAGTGTAAAATTAGCTCCAGATTGAAAAACGTTTTAATAACCAATGATTTTTATTTTGGAAAAAAAGTTAAAGATTTTGAAAATATGACACATAATGACATATATAAGTTTAAAAATTTAGGAAAGAAATCTGGAACTGAAATTTTAGAATTATGTAAATTATGTGGTTTTTCACTTAAAAGATAAAAACAAAATAGAATTTAACATTTAAAAACTAAATTATGAAAAATAGAGATATAATAACTAAGATTATTTATAAAAATTCAACAGACACAAGTGAGGGTTTGTTGATTAAATTTGAGAAAATAGAGATTATTATTGATGACTTAGATTTACACGTTGTTAGCTACATAAAGGAACAATTAATTGCGTTTTCCGAATTAGTAAGTATAAACGATTGTGATATGTACACACAACAAGAGAGAGAAAAAGCCGTTGATAATTTTTTAAAAGGTAATTTATAAATATAAAAAAACTTTAAAATGGGAAATAAAATCAAGTATAATTATAACATTAAATAAAATTATGAGTAAAAAACTTGAAGCATTAAAAAACTCTTTGATTAAAAAAGAACAAATACTAAATTATAAATTTAATAACCACTTTGCAACCGTTAAACAAGCTAATGGGCAACCTTTAAATGACAAGCGCAATGGACAGGCTACACTAAATAAATGGGAACGGCAAAATGAATCAATACGAAATCAAAAAGAAAGTATTGAAAAAACAAAGCGAGCTATTGAAATTGAAGAAGGTAAAATAATGGACGTCGAGCAAACGAATACTTTTATACCTACTGAAATATTAGAACTGGTTGAAAAAGGCGAATTAAACCAATGGAGAAAGCATCCAAACACTTTTTTTGTGCCTGATGTTGATAAGGCTCGTATCGTTTGGGATAACAAACGTAAAGTTGTTGCACATAGATATGCTCATTTAATTACCGAACAGGTACAGCGAACTAAATTTGTCAGATTGTACAATAGCTTAAACGCTATATTAAATAGTAAATAAAACTTAATCAAACAATAAGTTGTACAATTGAAAAGTATTTAGTAAATTTGGTATTGTAAACTCAAAACTCAAAATAATGAATTACACAAAAGAAGAATTTACAAAAGAATTAGAATCTCTTGAAACATTAAATAAGCTAAAAAGATTAACTCCTTATGGTTCTGCTAGATTAGACCTAGCCAGAAACGTTAAAAATTTAATTTTATACGAACCTATCGAAAGCAATCCAATTAAAGAAGATAGGATAAGTCATTTAATAGGAATTTATGGAAGTCTAATTTTAGCGAATGTATTTGAAAACAGAATAGTTTCTGCAATAATGATAATTTTGTCGATTATTTTAACAGTATTTTATGCCAGATCTATAATTAACAAAAATAAATAATTATGGAAATAAGAAACTGGATTGAAGAAAATGTAAACATTTGGAGTTTAGATAACTATGATGATGTGGAGGAATTGTTAAATAACTTTAAAAGAGACTATGACAAGCAATTGAAGTTACACGAAGTTATGAAGCAGAGCGAACAGTTAAAGGAAAAAAATGATAGATTATCAGAATTAGGAACAGAGCAATTAATAGAATGTTACGACTGTGTTTTTACAAGCGTACATAGTGGCGGTTTTAAATCTGCCGAAATGAAAGACCTGATTACAGATAAAGGCTACCGTTTTTTAGAGCGACCAAAAGAAGGATGGGAAAACGCTTTAAGAACTAAACTGAATGAATTAGGATTTGAACTTGATGATTTACGAATGTAGTATTAATACTAACGTTTTGTAGCGGACTTAGAAGCACAAAATTAAATTAGAAACTATGAACTTAAATGAACCACAAAACCCGCAATTGAATATAGGTGCTGTTAGTAGCCGTACTGATGTGTGGAATCCAATGGTTAAACTTATGAAAGAACACCCCGAAAAAGATGTAAGAGTAAAAGCAAAAATGTTGCTTGGTCAATACAATACGTCTGGTGGTATTAGAATAAAAGACGAGTTAGAGTTTATGCTTCAAGAGTATGGCTACTAACGGATACCGATAAGATTAGAAGTTTTTTAAAATCGATGGCGAACCGCTTGCGGAATATTAATAATTAAAAGAACAAATTATGACTAAAGATGAATATATTGGAAAGTATGTTGGTAAAAAAATGAAGAATAATAAACTTCCTTATGGTTTACAATACTTGAATTTAGTTGCTGACTATGAAGAAAAAGCTGAAAAATATTTTGATGCTA